CTAAATAGCGCCTTTCATAATACTAGAAAGCCAGCTAAGAGTGGTACGAGCTGCCCACGGAGCTAAACCAGCCCCGAAAACAACCATACAAACACCAGTCAAAAGCGGGACAGTATCAATAGCCTGAGTAACCACTGCCTGAACTTCAGGAGAAGGTGCAGCTTGAGCAGGTTGCTCTGTAAAAGCATAAATCGAAGTAAGAGCAACACCAGAAACAAATGAAGTGCCTAATCCAAAAGCAACTACATTATCCTCAATTCTTTGAATTTTGAGTTTTCTTGCAACCAATTGTGATTGCAATTCTATCTCAATATCAATGCAAGTTTCAGTGGTCATATTTGAAATCTCTCTGACTAATAAATACCAGTCTCTCCCGGTGTAACTCCACTTAATGGCAGGGGTCGCCAAGTATTACTTGTTAGTTGTTAATTCTTTTTCTTGATAATATGTTCATCAAGAAACTTAGCTCCCGCATAACCCGCAGCACCCAACAAAACACACTTTAGAGTAGAAACCGCTACCTCAGAAATGTAATTTTAAGCTAGAGTTTGAGATAATGTTGTAGCAATTATATCATTCATTTGTTAGCTCCGTCAAGAGTTTTTAGAAATCATTCAAAATTAAGAATGAGGCTGTTGTTGACCTCCTTTAAATTGTACTTTAAGAATTGGTAAAAGAGATTTAATTCCATCAACTCCAGGAATATCAGCATGACAGACTAAATCAAGAGATTCATAAGTAACCATCTTACCTTCAATATCTTTAGATACTGGTTCAGCAGTATATAAAAACCAATACTCAGAGCCAGGAACAAGAGTTTGAAGCAAAGAATCATCAATAGAAAACTTTTTACTAAAACCAAAGTCTTCTAAAGAAAGAGAAAGATTAGCCGGAGAAGAACGAATATCAGAAGGAGTAAGAACATCGCGGAGACCAGGCAAAAGAGAAGTCATTAGAAAATAAGCCTTAGAACTTCCATACTTGTCAACTGAATCACCAAGATAAAGACCATAAGCCATAGAAAGGGGGAGAAGATCTTTGTACTTTTGACGCTGAACAATTCCATCCTTATCAACACGAGGTCTATTGCGAACATTAAAAACAGCAGGCATAAATAACTCCTAATTAATCAATTGGCTCATCATCAACAACACGAAACTTACAAAAAGAATCGTTCCATATTAATCTAATAAGACAACCTAATTGTGACTCCGGATTCTCCCCCTCACAGGAATCATCAATTTTATCGAGTACAGATTGCGGACAAATTTCGGCAAAGGTTCCACCAAGCCGAACCGCGCGTAGATTATGCAACTGTTCTGTAATGCCATAAAGCCACTCGGCACCATGGGGGACATATATAGATAAAGGCTCATAACCTTTCTTAGATACATGAGTGGAAGGGTCATCATCAGCAAAATCACCGGGCTTAGTCGTATATTTGCAAGTTTCCAATAGCGATTTCTCAAAGTCGCCATTGCGAGGACGGATTTTATCAATGGAAATCGAGGGACGATAATCGGAGCGCAACGATTGAGTCCATAAATCCACCAACCACTGTTTATCCTTGAGATGTTTCTCAAAACCAGACTCCGTATGTAGAACAATATGAAAGTGAGGATGAGCCATTAACTCACCAGAATCAGAGCGAACAGGCGGACCAGTGTTTTTTTTCTTATCCCAAGGCATACGCTCACGCTGCATAGTAACTTCAAGAGAGCGTAAATAACCCAGAATAGGAAAAGTACGACGCTTAGTTAACCTATCCCAAGCCTTAGCCATATCGTTAATAGAAACTCTCAATTCACTAAGAAGACAATTTCTAATAGTCAGAGTAAGAAAAGAATAAGCATTCTCATCAAGCTGATAATTAGAAAAACCTTTAAAGAGTCGAGCACGCATTTTAGACGAACGAGCTAAACCACACATCGGACACTGACGAACTCGACACCAACGAGCATTCTCAATAGAAGAACGAGAAGAAACGCTATCCTTTTGAATATCAATAGAAACACGAATCTTTATATCGTTGGAACAATTCAAAATCTTCTCAGCATAATCTTGATATTTTTCGGAAAGCGCATAGTGCGTAATAACTGGAAAAGTGTGAGCTTTAGCAACATTTAAACGTTTACATTTCGGGCTTTGTTCAAACAATCTACTAAGAGACTGTGCTATAATAGGCATAAGATTTTTTAAGATTATTGGCTACCAAAATTTAGGGGTAGCCATTTTTTTTGGCAAAAACAAAGAAAAGTGCTTCTTCGTTTGTATTCTGGTATACCAAATATTTTTTAAAAAGCACTAGGTGGTGCTTCTTCGTTTTGTAATTTGGTATACAGAAATTTTGAAAGGTAGACAGAGAGAGAGCTCCAGGAGGCTGTCTGCGGGAACAGTTTCTATATAATCAAGACAGATTTGCGCATGCGCGCGATACAGGTAAACGCAAATTTTGTCAAGTGGTTTGGGCAAGCCCACCCCTCGCAAGCTCGGGACACATCTACCCAAATCCTTCTGGAGAACTCCACTAAAAAATTCAGGAAGAATCAGAAGTAAAATAGACCAAAATGCCACAAAAATACCCCTAGAAATGACAGAAGACCTAAAACACAAGGCAAAGGTCAACATGGCACATCATTGGGGTAAAATGAGGTGTCCTGAGGCAACTCTGAATTGCTGAAGGATCGCTCTGCCTTAAAGGTGACACTTTAGGCAGGGCATATTCTGTTTGCTTATAAGTTTACAGGGAAATGTAAGAAAAGCGGAAATTTAAAATTAAAGATATATTAAGAATTTTTTAGAAAAAAGATTAACAAAAATAATCAACAGGCAATAAAAATAGATAAGTAAAATTTATTAAAATAGTAAATATAAGAGAGAGTACTATCACTTGCGATCACTCTGCTATCACTTGCGATCACTCTGCTATCACTTGCGATCACTCTGCTATCACTTGCGATCACTCTGCTATCATTTTTAATATAAATTTTGACATCAGTAATAATAACACCCGAAATCCTTACGCTGTATAGATCCTTGCGAAAAATCATTTTAGGTACTAAACTATGTAAAAGCCTTTAAATTCGTTTAATCGCAAAATAAAGGCAAATAGTATAGTAGAGATTGCTATCACTTGCAATCACTTTTGCTATCACTTGCAATCACTCTGCAATCAGTTTTGCTATCACATTAAAAAAAAATAGCAACCAAATTTAGCGACTAAATATACTGAGTTATAAGAATTTAATATATCCCTAGAGATAGAGCTTGCTATTTAAAATCCCCCGCCTCAGACACAACCGCCAGCTTACCACACCCATCAAGGCACACATATTTTAATATTTCTAAGAGGGGGCAAAACAAAAAAAAGAAAGAAACTAAAATCTAGCGCCCCCTCTAAGAAATATTATTAAAAATCTGTTTTCCACCTTGACAGATATGGTAATTTGCTAGCAGTGTGCCTGATTCGAGAAATTTCTGTTACGGGTATGTGCTGTGTGGTGTAGTGGTAGATGTGCGTGTAGGGGGGTTGTTCCTCCCTAAAACTGCATCAAAAGGACAGGGCTGAGAAGTAGTTACAGTGGGGAAACGAAAATTCTTTAGAGCAGAAAAGTATCTCCCAAATCCAACAAGATCACCTAACTTGATAAAACTGCCTTGAGAAAAAGTAAAGCCATTTGCCCTGAAGGCTTCTTTCATTTCCTCTATCTCTTCCTTTGTCCCACTAAGCCAAATATATTCCATTCCTAAGCACCTCCCATCAGCATCAAAAACCACACATAATAAATTCTAAATCAGGATTCTCAAACTTTTCAAAAACTGAATATTTTTGAGCAATAAAACAACCCGCATCATCATCAGCATCAGAACGAACGTACTCCCAACCATCAGAAATACTTTTAACCTCAGACCATGATGTAGGACGACAACAAGAATGAAAAGTATGATCAGAATTCAGAACATGATAATTATCAGTAATCCATCTTTTATGATGGTAAAAATAAATTACTGAATTCTTACAAAACTGACACTTGCAACACTGACTAGTAGAATCATCCTGAGTTTCAACAAAATCTAAATGAATGTCAGACTTAATCATAAAAAAAATGTGGATAATTACAACTTCATTTTAACAAATTTTACAAAAACAGAATCAACGGGAACAGGAAAACTAAAACTAGGTCCATAAAAAAAATTTACCAAAGGTAAAAGCGGAGCAGGCAAAATCTGAGAGAGCCACCAAGCAATTACAAAATAAGCTTGAACAAATTGACGAAACTCTGGAAGAGATGCAACTGATTCATAAAATAAAACTGGCTCTGTCTTTTTAAGCCAATTTAACTTGAAAGGGTCATCGGGTCGAAACATAGGACGCTGAGCTATCATCTCATCCCACTTCTTAGGATGAATATAATCTTGCGACTTATACGATCGCTTGAGTAAAAACCTTTTAAATAAACGAACAAAAAATGGGTGAAACTTACGAGGCTTGAGTTTAACGTGATGAAAATCAGAAAGAGTAGGTTCAACAATCGAAGTGATAACTTTAATACCACGAGGAACAATCTTGTACAAACGATAACTAGGAGCCTTAGCATCAGCAACAACATCTATAAAACTATCATAAACATTAAAAAATAAAGCAAAATAAGAAGAAAGTATAAAATGATGACGACGATAAGAATGATTCCTGGTATAAAGCCAATTTGATTTCTTAGAACTGGCAAACCAATCATCAAACTCATCAGGTTCAAAAAATGTAAACTTGGCATGATAAAGCAGAGGCTTACCCCACTCATCACGAGTACAAATACCATTACAGTAGATAACTCCAGTAGTTATATCTCTCAATATTTTAGGAATTCGAGTAAATGCCTGACCAGTATAAAAAAGCTCAATGCCACGCTTGCGACATTGGTTGAATCTAGAGATTAAATAAGAAACTTTGGATCCTTGTACAGCATCACCCAAAAAAATTGCAGCTTCATCAAATAAAACGCAACTATCAGGAACTGAAAGCAAATATTCAACATCACCAGGAATAAAAATAATATCACCAGCAGATATCATTTTATGCAAATTAGGTAAATTGTTGGCAACCGCAAATCTCTCCAAAAATGCAATATCTAAAGGAAAATTAGTAACTAATCTTTTAAAATATTTCATAGCATGATTTAACGCAAGCCAAATCATATAAAAGCTCTTACCACGCCCTTGCTGTCCAATTATAGCAGTTATACCCATATTAACTTTTTCTAACAATTATTTGAAAAGTGAAAACGTATATCATAATAGGAAAAATATTACGAACAAAAGCTAAAACATATTCAGTTATAGCAATAACGTAATCCCCCACTAAAGAAACAATTAAATTAATATCAAAAACCTGAGCTGCCAATAAAAAAGTCATCTCAAAAATCTCCTAATAATTTTTTGAATGGCATGACATATAAAAACAAAAAGTTGAAACCGAACAAGTAAAAAAATAATCTGAGAAAGACTAGCAACAAATTCAGGAACGTCAGATAAATCACACATACTAACTAGTAAGTTTGCGAATAATAAGAGAGAAAGAAACAGCAGGAATTAAATGCTGCTGAAGTATTTGAAGATAAGCAAG